CTGTAATTGGGCTTGCTGTTTCACGAGCTTCTTTAAGTTTGTTAAACTTATATGTTACGGCATGTTGTGCCGCTAAAAATACTGCCGCTAAAATTAGGCAGTTTAAAACTATTTTGATAATGCGTATCATTTTTTTCTCCTTTACGCTGGATGAGGTATCGCTAGTACCGTCATTATTGATCTTTTGGCTGTTTATATTTCTCCTTGTAGTAGCCTTAGCACCCAAACCTTTTGGGGCTAATATATAGTTATCGTCTGTGTGTCCTGGTAAAATACTATTATTTAGAATGGGCATATTTATCGTCTCATTCTGCTAATATCTACTGCTTGTTCATCACTAAAAACCGGCACAGCATTGCTTTTATGCATGGTTGCGATGCCTTTTACCATAGTGCCTGTATAAACTTTGGGCGCCTGCAATGTTGCCACTCCTAAGCCACTGTTCAAACTTTTAAGATGGGCAGTTGTATTGCGACCTTCTGGGATAGCCAAACTATAACCAGTGCTAGTTAAATTAGCAGAACTCAAAGCACGTTTGCGCTTTTTTTCTTCTAATTCGATTCCTTGACGCTTGAGAAGCTCTTTCCAACTAGCTTCTTGCTCACGTGCTTTACGAGCATGTTCTGCACTAGCGAATTTCTGTTTGCCTTTCTTTTTGCCAGTAGTACTTAACCACGGACCTTCCAAATGCATACTCAAAATTGTTCTCCAAAAGTTATAACAATACTAGTATTATACTAGTAAAAGCGGACTATGTCAACTAGGGTTATACTCGAAAACTTTCGCCGCATCCACAGCGATCGCGTTCATTTGGATTGATGAAATCAAATCCCTCATTAAGTCCATTGCGGACCCAATCTATAGTCAAGCCGTCCAAATAGGCTAAACTTTTTGCATCAACTAATACAACAAAATCCTGCTGTGCAAAATTGGTTATACCGGGCTCAGCTTCATATTTGTCTACATATTCTATAGTATAAGCTAATCCGCTACACCCTGTAGTTCTAACACCAAGTCTGATACCAACACCTTTACCTCTTTTAGTTAAAGATTTTTTAATTTGTTTGGTGGCAGTATCAGTTATGGTGATCATTCATTACTTGGCTTCTTTACGAGCGTTTTTAACGGCTGTTACATCATTGCGTGTTTCTTTGCACAATTTAGCCAATTCTTGTAAATGCTTGCGTACACGGGTACCTGCGGCATTTACGCCCTTGTCGTAAAACTTTTCGAAGTCTGATTCCATTGATTCGACTAAGGTTGTGAACTCTTGATATTTTGACATTTGATTCTCCTTGAAATGTGCTACTTTAATTTAGCAGAACTACAGGAGTATACTAGTAATCCTGGCTTTTACGGGCCTGCAAACACGGTCGTGCTGGCGCTGGATACCACTCGACCATCACTTGTAGGATCTGCTAATCTAGCAACGCTTTTATTTTCAGCAAATACTGTAGCACAACCAGATACTATCGTTGAACCTTTGGCTGTTCCTGAAGTTTGAAAGGCAGTGTGGGCATCATTAGTGATGACTGTAGTAGCACCGGAAATTATCATCGATCCGGCAACATCTCTATTAGATCTAGCTACTCCGCCCATTATTTCGGAAGCTCGCCGGCTTTGGCAGATCGTTCTGCTTTTGAAGCATGAGCAGTTTTGCTATCTAATGTTGCTTGAGCTGTTTGGGCCGCGGCATCTGCTTTTGAAGCAATAAATGTTTCTACTTCTTTAGCTTTCAATATCATAGCCGCACCAAGATCGGTACTTGCAATAAGATTTTTAGCGTATGTTGCTCCAGCTTTTAATGCATCGCCTGCTAAAGCAGTTGCAGTGCCAGTAGCGGCAGATATACTGGCAATATTAGCAACACCGGTACTTGCATTTTGTACTTTTTTAATATAATCATCAGTTTTGGGAACTATAGGCGGTTTATTGTCTTCAGCCCTGGCAGTATTTGTAGTTTGTTCTATAAATTCCTGATGTTGCATGGTTGCGGCCATTTGCATCTGTTGCATGGCGATCATCGTGGTTAGCAATCCAGCGACCGTTGATAAACTTTGCTGTACAGAATTTGCGCCACTTAATGCCGAACCAACTTGCTTATTACTTCCAACAACTAGTAATTGTAACGCACCATCGATACTGGCTAGTGACGCCGAGCTTCTCATAAGTACATTGGTCAAACTACCTGACTCGGTAGTTGCGACACCGCCGGGTCCACCGCTTAGATAGAATTGTATTTGTTCAAGTTGTTTACCGACGGATGCAATAGCCAAACTATGATCTAAACTACTTTGAACACCACCTCCGGCAGTAGCACCCATGGTCCCAGTAGGCACTACAGGAGCAGTTGGAACTGGTACATATGGAATAAATGGCATGGATAAATCCTTTACAAAGTAATATTTATACTAGTTTAATTCCGGTGGTATTTTGAATATAAGTGTCCGAAGCATCTTTGTCAGTAGGAGCCAGAACCATTACGGTAGCTCTACTAATTGTAATGTCTGCATCCGGGCTAGTAGTAAACAAGAAGGGAACCAAAGCTATGCCTTTTGCACTTGCGGTTAGTACCAATGGTTTACTGACTGTGACATACATTGGATTTTCTTCAACTAGTTTAGCGACAATTTCCTCGCCCGCAGTTGTTTTAATTGTTACTACTTCGCCTACTGTAATACCTTTGTTGATTAGCATGTTATACCTTTTCGAAATGTTTTTTGAGTTCTGTGAACCCGCCTATATAATTATCGTCTAAAAATATCTGCGGCAAAGTTCTGGCTGTGGGTACGACTTCTAATAGCTGTTCTTTAGTCCAATTTGTTTGAACGTTACGTTCTTCATATTCGATACCCTTCATGTCTAGCAGGGATTTAGCCTGTACACAATAAGGACACTGATTTTTACTCCATACTATCGCTTTCATCTTAATTCCTTTTTAATTATTATAACGCAGGCAGTGCATCGTAGTCAATGCTGTCGCTCATAACGCCAATAACATAATTAGTCGATTCGCTTTCTTGTAATGCCGTTTGTTTATTGCTTGTATTAACATGTTTGTTAAACCAAGGAATAGGAGTCGACTTGGGTGCAGGACTATTATATTTGATACCAATGTCTTTAAGTGCGCCAACTGCTGTATAATCTACAAAGTCTTTTAGAATATTAGCATTAAGTCCAATCACTGGTCCTTTTTGGAACAAGTAATCTGCCCATTGTTTTTCTTCGCGTATAACATCCATATACAATTGATAGACTTCTGCTTCGCACTCTGCTTTTACGTCTACAAAGCGACTGTCTTCTTTGATCACTTGGTTGATCAGATAGGCAGTCCAACCTTTGTGTAGTAGTTCGTCTTGTAGAATTAATTGTATAATGTTACCGTTACCGATAAAGATTTTATTCTCTACCATTGCTAGTGAGGTGGCAAATGAAACCATGAAGCGGAATGCTTCCAATGCATAGCTCGCGTGTAGTGCCAACCAAATCGCTTTGATGTGAGTCGTTTCATTAATCTTTTCGCCCAGTTCTTTACGGCAGTTAATAGCGTGTAATGCATCATAGTAATTTCCTACACTTGAAGCCATATCGACAATTTCTTTTGTGTCATGTATGGTATTGAATACATCCTTTGGTACGTTGTAGATATTACGAATAATATGGCTATAACTTTTTGAATGTATATTAGTTTCAAAGAATCCCCAGTTGTACATAAGTGCTTCAACTTCTGGCAAACTACATACTGGTGTAAACACTTGTGTTGGACCACGGCCTTGCAAACTGTCTAAGGCCGTTTGGCGTAGCAAGTTACTGGTAAAGATATGTTTAATAGCATCGCTGGCTTCTTTAAAGTCGTTTGAATCTTTTGTCAAACTAATTTCTTCTGGTTGCCAAAAGAATCCGCGAGCAGTAGCTTCAAAATCTGCTATCTTTTTATATTTGATTTCTTCAAACCGTTGTATCGTAACTGGGCCTGCTGGGTCCAAAAACATTTTACGATTAAGATAATCTGTTTTAGTTTTTAAATTGTATTGTTGTTCGCTCATATTAATATTTTCCTGAAGCAAGTACTATCTTGCAAATGTGTTCTAATCTTTCTATGTGTTCATAGGCACGCCACGGGGTGTTACCAATCGCCACTACACCATGCCCTTTGATTCCTACTATATCAAACTTAATATTACCATCGCGATCCAATCCTAAATTGCGATGACATTCATCACCTAACTCTTGGCTGATAGGAGGTACATCGCCTACATTAGGCGCTACCTTAGTATAACGATTAAGTTCCGGAAATGAATCACTAATAGTGCCTAAATCAATACCGGCATGCATGGCCGCAATACAATACGTTGGATGTACATGCACTACTACCCTAACATCATCTTTGTGCTGTCCTAATTCTTTCTGTAGTCCAAAATGCAAAGGCATTTCACCTGTAGGTTCTAAGTTACCAGACAAATCAGTTTGTTCGATAACATGCCAATGATAGTTAAAAATTCCTGTACCATGACCGCTATTGATAGTTCGTTCTATAGCTATTTTTTTGAACATCTCTGGTTGCATGTTCTGTTTACGTACACCGCTGGGTGTTACATAGAAATGATCACGGTCGTGATGTCGTATAGAGATGTTGCCATCTCTACTGGTTATCCAATTGCGCTTATAAGCGTCTACTAAAATATCACAACAGGTTTCTAACATTAGTGTCTCTTTTTATAATCTTCTACTGCGGCTTTGATAGCATCCTCGGCAAGTATACTACAATGTATCTTGACCGGAGGCAATGCTAGTTCTTCGGCGATTTGTGCGTTTTTAAGGTTAAGAGCATCGTTAATATGCATACCCTTAACCCACTCTGTAACCAGCGAGCTACTGGCGATTGCTGATCCGCAGCCGTATGTCTTGAAACGAGCATCTCTAATAATACCATCTTCATCTACCTTTATCTGTAATTTCATTACATCACCACAAGCAGGAGCACCAACCATACCAGTACCCACACTAGGATCATCTTTTGCAAAGGACCCAACGTTCCTAGGATTCTCATAGTGGTCAATTACCTTATCTGAATAACTCATAGTTTACAAGATTCACAATCTTCCTCATCATCGAAGTTGATAGGCTCTAACATTGTAGGAGCCGCTTCATCTTCTGCTTTACTACCCGCTTTGTTGATCAAACTGTAATAGAATGTTTTTAATCCCCACATATGGGCTTGCATTAAGTTTTTAGCGATTAATGTAGTTGGCACTTTACGATCCGCAAAGTGTGCTGGATTATAAAATGTGTTTGTACTGATTGATTGATCAACATAAGCCGCTAGTACTGCCGCAGTTTTTAGATAGCCCTGACAGTCTTTTTGATCCCACATGAGTTGATATTTGTTTTTAAGTTTTGCATACTCAGGAACAACTTGTGTAAAACTACCTGCTTTACTTTCCTTAGTTGAGATAAGCGACATAGGCATTTCAATACCATTAGTGCTGTTAATAACAACACTAGAACTTTCAACAGGAGCGATAGCCATAAGTGTAGCATTTCTAACTCCATGCAACTTCATTTGTTCACGTAGCGGTTCCCAATCAAGTTCAGGAGTAAAGTCTGCTAGCTCATTAGCACCTTTAGCACGTAGTTCCCAAGGAAACTCTCCCTTGCCGTAGCGTGTATGTGCGCTATGCAGACAAGGGCCACGCTCTCGGGCAAGTTCAACTGTTGCTTCTGTTAGATAAAATGCTTGATGTTCCATCCAGCTCTTAACATCCTGTAGCGCATCCTTTTCTCCGTACTTGAGTCCACGCTTGGCATGCCAGTAGGCTAGGTTAGTTACACCAATGCCCAATGGCTGTATTTCGTCATTGCTTAACTTAGACTGTATGGATAAGAAATCCTGGTAATCAAGTATGTTGCATAGACTACG